CTCGCTCTTGGTATGTCAAGTTCTTTTGATATTTCTGATTCATTAAACCCTTTAATGTATTCTGAAGCAACACGGTTTACTTCTTCCATGTGTTCAATTAGTTCGCTCATAGTGTCCCCTATTATAGCAGTGGTAGGGCAGGATTGTTGCCACCTTTTAATAGGTTGCCTGCCCCACCACAAAACTACATGCACTTAGAATTAAATTGATACCAATGCTTCTTTCCAGCACCATGTCTCCATGCTGTAAAGAAAGACCTATCTTGGTAATATCTATTCCATTCGTGAATTGGCTTATCTCTTAACTTTTTAATTTCCTTGGATAAACCATCATTGATTTTCTTTGATTCTTCTAACATCATATACGTTAAGGACACTCTCCAGGAATTATCCAAAAATTGGTATGCCCCTCTCGCTGATGATGTTTTATTTGCTGATTTGTAACTGAAACGTGATTCTCTGTGCATAATACATTTTCTTGTATTTTCCCATTTTGAATCATACCATTCCCCCCTGTAAAGAGAGGGTTCATATCCCATCATGTCTCTAGCATCTACTGATCTTGCAATTTGATACTCACGACTGGATACTACGACTTGTTTTGTCGCAGTCGGTGCAGATTTAGCATACACCTGATTGGGGATAGGTTCAGCAATTGCTGGCAGTGTTGTACTCATAGCAATCACCATTCCTAAAATTCCTCCTAGCAGTTTCGTTTTCATCTGTTTCCTCCTTGCGGCAGCAACATCATAATAGACTAACATAATTTGAAGAAAAAATAAAGGTGTTTTTCAAGTTTATGGCTACTGGGTGATAATGGTCACATGGTTTTAACCGATATTAGGACGCTCTAGCCTATCTATTTCACGATTAATGTACCAAATCGCTTTCTTTAAATCCTCTACCTGCTTGCCCTTTAACTCTGATCTCATGATGTACTTGATGGCATTTCCTAAACAAAAGTTCATGTGCTCTGTTATTTGAATAGTTTCTACACCACTTGGATGAGAGATATAATGCGTTGGGTGATTAACCATGTCTGTCATTTTAATCCAAACTTTTTCATTTGACGGTAAATAATCTGTAGGCTTACTCCACACTCAGAAGCAATTTGTTCTGGTGTTCTTTTATCTAAATATAACCTTTTCCTTAAATACGCCTCATTGTGGTGAAGCCCTGCATTCTTAGCCATATTTTAGAACACCTTTCCCCAATTGTCAATAGCCCAAGCGCCAATAGCAATTGCATCTGCTACGTCATCATCACTGACATTGATCGAAAACTTATCATTAACAAACTTAATAGTTCTTTGCTTTCTAAACAACCTTTCTTGTGATTTATACCAAGATTCAGATTTTCCTGAAGATAGGTTACGAATAGAAGCCTTTTCTTCATTAGTAAGTCTTTTATTGCCTGCCCAGTTTTGCCATGCCATAGGGCTTACGCTGGCAAAATTACTGATGCCAGTAAGAGAAGCCGCTGCTACTAAAGCACCGTGGCTCATAGACAAGTTTGATGCTGTTTTTGGGGAGTTTAAATAAATTGGTTGCTCAATTACCACATGACTAATATTTTCAAATTGCTGGAAAAATACTCGTGTTTTGTGAGCGGTATCTGAAATCTTTTCGTAAATGTCAGAGCCGAAATATTTTACCTTTCCAAACTTTTTCAACTCTTCATTTTTATAATACGCAAATGCAAGACTGTTGGTGCTTGCATCTATTGCACAAAATGATTCTGGTCTATTCATATTTTTCATAATCTATAAAACCTTTCAACTCTTTAAGCGCTTTGTCTACTTGCCTTGAATCTATATTGCAGAATGAGCATCGACCAGTGTCATTATATACAGACAGGGTTGTTCCACAGCCATTTAAACACTTTCTTTTTTTTTGCGATAACTTTGCCCTACGTTTTTGTTGATATCTCTCATTAACCTTTTGCTTAGTTGAAAGTTCTCTGCACTTAGAAGAGCAGTAAATCTGATAACTAACATTAGGTACAAAATCTTTTGAGCACCAATCGCAATTTTTCATTCAAGGTACTCCAAGGGGCTGATCTTAATATCTCCCTTTTCTGCTGAGGCACAGGCCTTTTGAATTGGGCAAGTCTTGCACACCTTTGAGTTTGCTCTATAGGTCTTCTTTGGGATTGTCTTATCTTCCCACGCCTTACGAACAGTCCTCATCCAATCAAATGCATAGTCTGCCCAAGCAATGTACTCTGGCTCTGGCTCTACCGTAATGGCATGTAGTTCATGAGAGTTTTTGTTTTCATAAAGAAGTACCCCCAACTTTCTACCAAGAACCTTCATGTAGATAATCAACTGCATCAGGTGATAGTTTGGTGGCTTGGCGTGCTTACGATATGCAAACGACTCTTCACGCATAGTCTTAATTTCAACTACGGGCTGCTCCTCACCCCATTGGATTACAGCATCTGCAAACCCAAAGATCGGTGGATCTGAAGCAATGACCCTCTTCTCCTCTTCAACCATGATTCCAGCCGCTGTGATGGCCTTCTGAATGCGAGCATGACCATCTACACCGCTGCCCATATTTGCGGCGGCATAGGCGTCTACATTGTCTTCAAAGTCTGCTCCTGAGAATGCTAGGAACCAATATCTAGGACAAGCGCCATTGCCATACACAAGCGTGGATGGACTGAAAGACTTCTTGGTTTTAAAGTCTGTTGTTCTATCTATGGTATAGCCTTCTTCAATCTTAGCGATTAAAGCCTTTGTGTCTATTGGTCCTTCTGGTTGCTTATCTAAAACCTGCTTTAAAAAATTCTTTGCCATTTTCATCCCTTTGTTAGATACTTAAGTGTAGCGCATACTTTATCAATCTCTGATGCGGCTGTGTAATATATATTTTTCTTTTCTCTGCTGCTTTTATCAACATTGGTAAGCCAAGTCGCCTTGAATGCCATCTTTGCTGCAATTGCCTGCATCCTTACTAACTCCGTTGTAACAACGTGGAGTGGGATGTCTGGCTTCATAATTATTTTAGCAATAAACTCAAGGGCGGTTGTGAGTTCTTCATCATTCATATATTCAGCAATGTCGTATAGACCACTGACCTGTTCTAGAGTTGACTTAGATGCCTCATTCATTGTTGTCACCTTCTACTAACCTTTCAAACTCTGACCACTCAATTATAGCAAGTCTAGTTTTACCATCAAGAACTAAGCATATCGCAGGAGACTTCTTTCTGTCAACCTTTAAGCAATCTGTAACTACTTTTGACCATACCTTTTGAGTGATGCTAAAAGACTTTGAAAACTCTTTAAAGTCAAGAACATAGTCGTACCAACTAGCATCCCCCTTAGTGTAATTCCTGCCAGAGTTTTTATGTAGTCTTGCTCCAATTCTTTTTGCTTCTCCGCTTTCACTCACTAGTACCCCTTTGAATATAGATTTATCTTTGATACATACCTGCACTCACACATCCATGTAAAATCATAGGTGTCTTTCCAGAATCTAGCCTTAGAAACATCTGATTTACATTTTTGACAAATAAACTTACCTTCATAGACTGAAAATTTAGGCATTAGCAACCTTTTCTATAAGCGTCTCTTGAATGTCAAGATTTTCCTTGACTCCCATAACTAACCTATCTCTTCCCTGATATCGTTCTCCTTCAACTGTATACCATGCACCAGCCCTTTCAACAAACCCAAGCATTTCTGCTGTATCAACTAGATCTGCGACTGTATCTATGCCAACATCTTGACCTCTAAAGTAAAAATCATATTCGCCATTTTGGAATGCTGGACTTGTCTTAGAAAACTGAACATCCCATCTAACCTTGCGACCAATCTTTTCCTCAATAATCTTATCACCAACATAAATCTTTCCCTTAATGGCTTGGTTATCTGACTCTGATGAGAATAGTTTAATAATGGTGGATGAATAGAACTTGGTTGCCATGCCTCCTGTAGGCTGCTGCGATACATACATTGCCCCAATGTTATTGCGAGCCTGAGAGATTAAAACTAGCAGCGTAGGCTTTACTTGATTATTGGCATAGTTAAGCATCTTTACTGCATTGGTCATATCTCGTGCCTCTGCACCAATCTGCTTAGTATTCTCCAACTGCTTTAGATCAGTTGAGTCCTTTTCAAAATATATTGCAGGGAGTAGTGCAGAAATGCTATCCACAACGATAATGTCTACGCCAGCCTTCATTAGGTCTGTACCAACATCTACCATGTCGTTCATAGTTCGTGCTGTGGAGTGAATTAACTTGGTACTGTCTACGCCTAATTCTGTAGCCCATTCTGGGGAGTAAGTCATTTCTGCATCTATCCATGCACACACCTTGCCTTCCTGTTGTGCCTGAGCAATAAGTTGTAGGCAGAATGATGATTTACCAGCAGACTTGTTTCCCCACACCAATACTTGACGACCGTAAGGAAATCCACCATTGAGAGCACGATTTAATCCAAAACTAGGAGTCTTGGCAAACTGAGTCTGCTCAATTTCAGACCCCAGAGAAATCTTTTTTCTTAATTTTGGATTAAGTTGAGCAAGAATTTCGTCAATGTCTGTCATGCTAGAACCTCGTGCATCTTTGGTCGATTCTTATTCTTATCAACCTTATTTTGGAAATGCTTTTGGAGAGATTCGTCTGTGTATCCTTGTGTAGACAAGCCACCGTATAGGTCAAGGAGTCTGATAAGAATGTCTGCAAGTTCTTCTACTACTTGGTCGTCCCCCTTCTCCTTACGCATTGCTTCAGTTACCTCGCTAACCTCTGTATTGATCATCTGAAGTTGTTTTAGATAAAAGATGATGTGATCCTGCTCATCCATTCTCTTAAGTGGTTCCCAAAAACCCTTTGCACGAGCACTGGCATTTAGTGTGAACGATACATCGTCCAGATCGTTAAGCATTTATTACCTCCTGAAATACTAAGTCTTCATCTTTTGAAAGACTATAATTGATTTTGTATGCGTTACCCTCTTCAATTCTGGTATACGCCATTGCAAATGTTGATGGGAAAACAATCATGCTCATCAACTCTCTACCGCTGTCAGCCACCACAAGACTAGCCATGCGCTTTCCTGCCTTAGTTATGCGAGGCTTGAAGGATAACACAAAATACTCATCCTGTCCATATGGCAACTGCTTATAATTTAAGAACCGTACCAACGGGCTGTTGCTTTCTCGTATCTCTTCAACAGGAACTGCTTCCACAATCCTGTTAGATCCAACAAGAATAATATAACTGCGACCTGCTTCGATGGATGTTTCCTCTTCATCAAATATACCTACACTTCCTGTACTGTCTAGTAGTTCTACACGACTCCATCCCTTACCTCTTTTAATACCGCGAACAACGCCCATCATTACGAATGCTCCCTTTTCGTCAAACTCATCGACTGGAGTGATGTAAGCATGGTAGTGTTGAGGAACTTGTAGATTAAACTCTGGCAAGTTTAGATATTCGTACATATTTTCACGAATTTCTTCTTCATTGCGAGGATTGTCTGGGAATGTGAGAGCGCCAACCTTTCTTAGTGCTTCAAGCGCTCTTGAGTTTACTCCATTTCCCTTTGTGAATGTAAACTCTTGAACTTCTTTATAAGAAGCAAAGGGCCGTGAGCCAATATATCTTGTAGCGATTGTATCAGAAATATACTTAATGCCAGAAAGCCCAAAACGAATTCCCTTTCCCTCAATCTTAAAGTCAATACCTGAATCATTGATGTGTGGAAGCCGCATAGGAATGCCCATGCGCTTTGCCTCAATTAGATATTCTGTGCGAGCATCCTTGTCCTTCTCATTCTTAAGAAGAGCAAACATAAACTCTAGTGGATAATAATACTTTAGCCATGCCGTCCAGTACGAAACTGTTGAATAAGCAACAGCATGAGACTTGTTGAACGAGTATCCTGCGTGAGCCTCAAAGTCTTGCCACATCTTCTCAGCAGCCGTCCCACCAAGTGGCCCAGTAGCATTCCTAACGAATAACTCCTTGAATTCATCAAATTCTCTTGCATCCTTCTTCTTTCCAATAATGTTACGAACCTTATTGGCCTCTCCCATTGTCATGCCGCCAAGTTCCGTACAAGCAAGCATGACTTGCTCCTGATAAAGAATTGTACCGTATGTGTCCTCTGTAAAGTCCTTCATAATCGGGCTAGCATAGGCAATTCCCTGCTTACCATGCTTGCGAGCAATATAGTCCTTACCGATAGTATTCATGGCTCCTGGACGTACCAGTGCGTTAGAGGCTACCAATTCATCAAATTTAGATACCCCCATCTTAACCAAAAGGTTTGTGTATGGAGTTGCTTCACATTGGAAAACACCCTTTGTGTGACCGTCAGAGAGCATTTCATAAATACTCTTGTCTTCCATGTCAATGCTATGTAGATCTGGTCGCTCACCTGATCTATCTTTAATGATAGAGAGAGTATCGTTGATTACGGTAAGAGTCTTGAGCCCCAAAGCATCAATTTTAATTAGACCAATATCTGCTGCTTCTTCCATGTCTACCGCAACAACTGGAAGCCTTCCATCACTTCCAGTAACGTTTCGAGTCTCCATTGGAGCAATTTTTGAAATGGGATACTTGGATGTGACTACACCAGCAGCGTGAACTCCTGTACCACGAATTCTTCCTCTCAGTTGATCTCCATAAACAACTACGTCTGGATACTTGTCGCGGAACCACTGAGTATTCTTAGAGGTTACAAACTCATCCCATGTATCTACAACTTTAAGTACACGATTGACATCTGAAAGAGGAACATTTAGAACACGACTAACGTCTCTAACAACCCCCTTATCCTTGAACTGTAGAAACGTTGCGATTGATGCCACATGCTTGTACTGATTCTCTAGATATTGTTTTACTTCTTCGCGGCGTGAGTCCTGAATATCTGAGTCAATGTCAGGCCAATCGTCACGATCAATGTCGATGAATCGGAAGAACAATAGTCCATGCTTTATTGGATCAATGTCTGTGATGCCAAGGGTATAGCAAAGCAGTGAACCAGCGCTAGAGCCACGGCCTGGACCGACCATGATGTCATTCTTCTTCGCCCAATTAAGCATGTTCTGAACAACAAGGAAGTATGAAGCAAACTTCTTTTGCTTAATAATATCTAGTTCTTCGTTAAGCCTATCAACATATTCTTGATTGGTGTTTAGGTTCTTCTCTATCAGAAAAGATTCTGCATACTTTCTAATCTGTGCATCAGGGTCTTTGTGCTCTACTGGTAGGAGATTTAGATTACGGCTAAGAGTGTATTCCTCTACCTTATCTCCAAGATCATAGGTGTTCTTAAACATATCTTCACGAGCGTCATCTCCCATGGCATTCCACATTTCTTCTCCACTGAGAAGGTGAATGTCAAACTTATTAAATGATAGGGAACGATCCTTACCATAAAGATAATCCAAGCGCTCCATCATGTCTTCAATCTTGGTACTTCCCTGATAAGATGACTCTCCATTCAACTTAGCATGTGTATTGAGAAGTAGAACCATTTCCTGAATTACCTTTTGATCTACCGTTGCATGGTGACAGTCTGGAGTGACAATTGTCTTATATCCACCAACATCAGCAAGTTCGATCAAAGCCCTATTCATTCCGTCAGTATTGTGTGGCATAACCTCAACATAGAAGTCATCCCCAAACTGATCATCAAACCACTTTAGGTGCTGCTTAGCAATTCCATATTCATCTGCCTCAATTGCCTTGTTGATCAGACCAGACATGCATCCAGAAGTAACTATGAGCCCTTCCTTATACTTCTCAAGGACTTCCCAGTCAATGCGTGGCTTCCTGTAGTAGCCCTCGTTCCAAGCGATCTCTGATAGGCGAGAAAGATTCTCAAGCCCTTGGTCGTTCTTGGCAATAACGATAAGGTGATTATAAATTAAATCTAGTGGTGTTGTGCGCTCTGCCTTATCGCGTGTGTCAAATCTGTCTCCAGTGAAATACATCTCTTGACCCACAATTGGCTTAATTCCATGAGATCTCATTGTACGAATCCAGTCACGGTGACCAGAACTAGTTCCATGATTTGTTTGGGCTGCTGCTGTCATTCCAAGTTCCTTGGCACGAATAGCATAGTCCTCAGGCGTTGCAGTACCATCAAAAATGCTGTAATGGTCGTGCATGTGCATTGGCAGGTAGTTAATCAAAATTCTCCTTAATAAAGTAGCGGAGTGCTAGTTGTTAGATTCTAGCACTCCGCCACGCCTTATGTCAACTACCACTCAAGGTTGGCAGTGCTTGCTGATGCAGGGCTATCAAATCCTAGATAGAAGGACTCTTGCTCAGCATAGGTTACCTCACGGACAACCTTTTCAAGATTGAATGGCTCAGTGCCACTCCAATCAAAACTCTCCGTATCTGGATCTCCAGGTAGAAGAATGTATGTTGTGTCTGTGCCACTACCTTGGCGCTTAAGCCTCCAGTTGCGATTGCTGATACTTCCAGTATCAAGTGCAAACTCACGGATGGTATTGAAAACAGACTGCTTTCCAACGCCCTGAGACCATACAGCAACGTATGGGGTCTCTAGACCGTCATCTACTAGCAGGTTGGTGTAGTAGCGGAAACGCGCACGCCAACCACTCTTAGGCTCCTTACGAGCCATTTCGCAACCAAAGCAGCGGCCCTCACTATCCATAGTGCAAACTGCCTTGCGCTTGTAATCCTTAGGATTTGTGTGCTCAGAGACAACGATTGCAAGATCTCGTGATGCCTCATAGTTTGGAGAGTCCTCGTCAAGTTCATTAACAAAACGAACCTTTGCGCTTTGACCATCATCCAACTTTAGCCAACGGACCTTTGCTCCACCCTCTGCTGTTACAGAAGGTCGCTCCATTGCCTTTTCCATTTCCTTCAAGCCTTTCATAATACCCATAATTAATACACTCCTTAATATGATTTATTTGATAATTGATAATAGTGGGTCTTGTACTATTTGTGTAAGTTGTTTGATATCCTCATCAGTCATGTCTCCAATGTCTTTGAACCTTGAAGGCAAATTGACAATAGTGGCTCTTGAACCTACCTTTTCTACAATGCGCTGGGCCATTTCCTGTCCTGCATTGTCGTTATCAGGAATAACTATAACATTATTAAAGTGCTTTGTCAATAGTTCTGCCTGAGATTTTGGAACATTTGCTCCTAGTGTTGCTACCGCTGGTATGCCTGCCTGATCTAGGCGAATCGCATCAAACGATGACTCCACTACATACACCGTGTCATAAGCCTTAACACGATGAAGATTAAAAAGTATTTTTGATTTAGGTAATTTAGGGGTATTCTTAAACTCTTTACCCTCTACGCTACGCCCAACAAATCCTACACACATATCTCCTGATGGAGTGTGCATTGGAATAGTTACCATATCTTGCTTTTCACTAAATCCAAGTTGAAATCTCTTAACAGATTCCTTGGTAATCCTTCTTCCTTCATAATATGAAGTTGCCCTAGGGGATTCTATGGCAGCATTGTTCAGCCTCTTTACGGTAAACTCATCGAATGGTACAAAAATAGGTTTCTCTTCTAGCATTTTATCAATGCTGTCAATGATATTTGACTCTAGTCTAAATCGATCAATAAATCTTTGTGCCTCAAAGAATGACCTCTTTGTAACATGCATGACAAATTCAGTAAGGTTTCTAGTTTCGTGACAAGAAAAGCAGAAAAAGTTTCCCGTCACCTTGTCAATTTCCGCTGCTGGAGTACGATAGTTTGCATGGTATGGACAGAAAATGATGTAGTCTGAATCTACTTCATTCTCAATGTCTATGCCTGAGCCTGAGATGACTCTTTTGATTTGTTCTGCTGAATATAAATTGGTCTGTTCTTGTCTAGTCCTTCGATACATGAGGCATTCTTCTTTCCGATATATGATCCGTATACACTTAGTGTGAATTCGTAATAATTTCCTGTATATGATAGCGACCAATCTGGCTCAACGTCAAGTCTTATTACATACCCATCTTCTCTCATTGAGTCGCAAAGCAGTCTTATGTATTCATTTTTCATGCGCGGAATAAAGATATCGTCTAAGATTTGACCACTTAGTTCAAAACGCTTTATTCTTTTGTGCATGTAGTTCATGTAGTAAATTATACATGATTATCTTATTCAAAATCTTTATAAACGAACCTACCACTATCAAAGTCTACCTGAACAACGAACTCGCCCAAGAAACCATTGCGATTCTTTCTAAATACTGCTTCAAGAACATCGCTATTGGCTGCGCGGCCTAAAGCAAGAAGCCAGTCAGCATCATAGGCAATCTGTCGTGACCATGAAGTCTGACCAAGAGTGGGAACACTATTCATATCAGTAACATCATCTGGTGTGGCAGAAGAAATAGCAACCACAGGAATCTCTTCAGAGATAGCCAACAACTTCAATTCACGACTAAGATTCTTCATCTTGACAACCTCGTTGTCTGTACGCTGATTTGCAGACATAAGGTTTAGATAATCTACAAATACAATATCTGGCTTGTACTGATCAATCTTGCCTCTCAAAACTGATGGAGTGACTTCTCCGATTCCCTCGTTTGAAATAATGTTAATGCTTGGCTTGCCGTCAAAGGTCTTATGCATCCACTTCTTAAACATATCAATCTCTACCTCGCCGCGAGATAACTTTCGATGACTCCACATGCCTTGACCAATGATTGTGTAGACGCGGTTTCTAACTTCTGCCTCTGTCATCTCTAGGGAAACGATAAGGGGACTCTTGCCATTCCGCCAAGCCTGAACAGCGAGGTATAAGGCCATCCAAGACTTACCAATGGCAGGATAAGCAAGCAATACCCCAAACTGTCCTGGAGTAATTCCTGCTGGAAGATAGTTGTCAAATCCTGCTAACCCAGTATAAATTCCATGAGTGCCGCTCTCCTGCAACTTTTTAATGTTCTCAAAATACGCAACGGCATCATCAACATCTGAAACATCAAGATCTCTTACGGTTGATGTGATCCGCTTTAGGTTAGCGGTGTCTGTAACCAATGAGTCAAGCGCTTCCATGGCCTTTCCATCTTGAACCTCATTTGCTGCATTACGCAACATCACCTTAATATTATCGTTTAGATAGTCTGCCCGTAATTCATCAAGGTGGTGTTTCGTAGCGCCTGTTTGTGGTGCATAGTCAAAGTCGCGGAACTTTGTCACAACAACATCTACTGGAGGGGATGACTGGTTTTGCTCGTAGTAGTTTCTAATAAAGTCCCAGACATCTTTGTGTGTACGCAAAAGGGTGTCTACGTTTGCCTGTAGAAGAACATGTACCTGCTTATCATTTAGGACCGCAGATAGGGTCTTTGCCTCAAGATTCATTTAGCCACTCCTTTGCTTTCTGGCGCATTTCTGCGCGAAACTCTTCGTCTGCCTTCTTTGCTTTCATAGACAATAGCAGCCTATCCACATTCTGGCAATACCCCTTCCACGTTGGACGAGGATTAATTGTAAAATAATAATCCATTGCGCTAACCAATTCTGGATCATCATAGGACTCAAGCAGGTCGTCTGCCGCCCATTGCTCCCTGTGTTTATTCAGAGTGGGCATAGGAAATCCAGCATCTTTACATCTCTTTTCAAATTTGCTAATTAAAGCAAATCGATACTTGCGATCTGACATTATACATTCACAGAAGATACTGTAGCGGTTATATGATAAAGCCCCTCTTCATCATAACCAACATTTAGGCTGGTTAGCATTAGCCATTCATCGTTATGCTGCATCTGATTAATCTTCTTTGCCACATCCTTCATGGCCTTTGATGGATTCTTGTCAAAGGCAACGACTAACTGTGCGTTCTCTGCTGTTGCAATATATGCTTTATTCATCCTAATTCCTCTCTTGCATCGTTTAATTTTTCAACAAGTTGCTGTTCAACTAGGGCATAGATACGATCAGATGCCTGCTTTGCATTCTCACCTTCACGAACGTAATCTTGTATCTGACAATCCAAACGAATGTTTTGGAAATTGCCTGTGTTGAGCGTATAGCCCAGTGACCATTGAATTTTGCTTGGCTCCATTGGAGTCCTTTCTTTCGTTGTGGCAAAAGCATAGCACCTACACTATGGCTCTGTCAACACCTAAACGGTTTCTGAAAATACTGGCACGAAATTGCCCTGTTCATTTTTTACATAATATATTAGTCCGTCACCCATTGCGTATCGGAGTTCTTGTTCAGTTGGAGTTTTGTTGTTTGTTACCAAACCATCTTTTCTTGCCCTGCCCATATGTGTCTGAGCCATAAGATTTCTGGCTTCCCATATATGGTCCTCGCTGTAGTAACTTAGGTGATGAAACGCGGTTTCTCCACCAGGGAGTTCGCCTACGGGTGGAGGGAGAAAACCATTCTTTACTAATCTTGGTATGCTCTTTCTATGGTAGTTAAGCAGAGCAGCGGTTTCCATTACTGTAAACGCACGCTTCCGCTTACGCTTAAATTCTACCATAGTTGTAGTCATATTGCAATCTTTTGTGCAATTATATAGGGTAATTATTCCTGATGCACGACTAACATGAGTTATTCTAACTAAGTCTTCATCAAGAAACCAAGTCTTTCTTCTTGGTCTTTGGATTACTGGAAGATTAAGGCTTGTTCCCTCTTCTTCTCCGCCCTTAGTAGCCATAGCGCTTCTTTCTCTTGTGAGTTATGGTAGAACTTTCTATTTCCACAAGCAATACAAAATGTCTCAATGTGGTTTTCTGCTGTATATACACGGTCAACAAACATTCTGCTGCCGCAACGATTACATGAGATCACGGCTAAATTATATCAGAAGACTGAGGTATTCCTATTGCAATCAAGTTTATGGTAACGCTTACGTTATCTCCACTTGCGTAAAACTTTACCTTTCCATCCACCCTTGATCCCGTTACTGAGTCAAGCACTACGTTAGCATCGTATGCAATTTCGCTTGTTCCATTCTTAACTACTGTTGCTGTTACAATTGGTGGATACTTAAAGTCTGAGTATGTTAGGTTAAAGGGAATAACCTGATTAGTTTCAACTCTTTGATTGTTAATGACATCATAGTATCCAGCAATAATCTTTGCAGAGTTTGTCTTTATTTGCTGCTTTCCAGCATCTCTTGTGTATATGGTTGTGTAGTTGTCGCTAGCCTGAGATATCTGAGTAGCAAGTGAATTGATGGCATTTGCCATCTGATAAATATAGGTAACGTCTAATGGCTGACCTCTGTCTGGTAATGGGATTGCTGTTGCCATAGGTAAATTATATCATCAAACGGACAAGTTGGCTACAGCGGTCTTATATAAGAGTGTCGTATAGCGAGAAAGGGTAGCATATCCAGATCCTACAGTTGTGATATCAATTTTTCCAGTGTTTTGTATTGCTCCAGCCCTGCTTAGATGTAGGGTAAGTGATGTAGAATCTACTGGCCTAGCAAAATAAAGTGTTTCTGCTACCAATGGTGTTGATAGCGATCCAGCATTATAAACGATTGCCTGACCAACATCATAGTTGTGCTCAAATGGTAGGGTTATGATGTCTGTTGGTGGGTTTATGGATGCTGATTGCAAAAAAGAATTTCTAATTATTAATCCGTCTCCTTGACCATATGATGCAAAATCTATTACGTTTGTGTTGTTTATTGCGTCTAACTGTGTTGGATAAAGGGATATTTCTGTGTCACTTATCTTTCTAACAAAATACCCCGTTCCCCCAGATAGTGGTGAGATAGCAGAAGAAGCGTTATAAACTCTGTATAAAATTGAATCTCCAGTTTCTAATTTATGGTTTTCATCAAGCCTTATTGTGTTGTTTGTTAAGTTTACGTTTTTGCTTTGTTGTGCAAAAGAAATTCTGTCTGGCGTATATCTTATTAATGGCTTGGCTGATCTATGAATTTCTATTTTTGCCTGCCTTGTTGACCCTTGTTGAGCATCTCCATTACTATCAATATAGGTGTATGTTGGAGGAGTGACAAGGTTTACGGATGTTGTAAACACTCTTTCTTTATAGAACCATGGTCCAGCATTGACCATGTTGTTTCCTCCATACTGAATCCATATGTCGTAGGAGGGCAACGTTCCCCAAGATTCAAGTTCATATTCTTCATTGCCATGGATATGCACGCTGTCCCAAGCCAAAGTTATATATCCAGAGTTTTTAATTGCAATAACGTTTCCTGGAATGTCTAAATCACCTTGAATATAATATACTGGTGGGACAACTGTGAATACTGGAGACCAATAAGATGATCTGTTTCTATCCTCAGAAACTATCCTATATCTTAGATAGACATTTCCAGTATAAGCATCAACTTCTTGAAAGTTTTCCTTTCCAATTGTTAATTTAGGCATTACGAAACTCCTATATTAAACCTGAATTCCACAAAACTATTTGTGTTTTGAGACTTTACAATTGGATACCCTGTGGAACTTTTTACGACAGAATATCCTGTCATCTTGTAGATGGGATTTTGAGTAGAAACGTTTTCAATCCTCATTCCGTCAAAAGCGAGGTAGTGGGTGTTGCTTGGCTGTCCCTCTGAAATTATGCTTGTAAAGATTCTACAAACGCGAATATCTGTTGATGAAAAATCTGGAGATGTAATAAATCTATAATTAGCAAAAGAATAAGCGTAGGCATCGGAAAGTCCTGTAATAGATCCAGTAGTTGAACTTTCTACAGAAAAACTAGTTGATGTAGTTTGAACTATTTTAGATTTTGTGACTTGATAATTTGTTGGAAAATCGTCTCCGTATGTTGTTACCTCTTGACCAATCTGATATTGATGTGCAGCGCTTGTGACAAAGGTAAGGGTGGTTCCATTTCCAGAAGCAGAAACAATATTTGATAAAATTTTGTTTGACTCTTTCATTCCTTGAGAAATTGGAATATCAACAATTTTATACCTATTTCCCTCAAACTCATTGCCATCAAAGTACATCTCCATTTTTGCATATCCAGTAGAAGTTGTATTTTCGTTGACAAAAAATTCGATAAGAACCTTAACTTCATCTGGAATATTGTTTCCCGTTGCATCTCTGTCAAAGAGACTAAACGCAAAGTTAAGTCTATCTGATGGGCTATTGCGACTAATGTCAAAGTTTATGTTGTTTAGATGAACGTGTGTTGGAGTTTCTCCAGATACCGCTCCTGTCGGAGTCCACTCGCCAGCCAAGCCTGATATCAGTGATGTGTCCCCCCTCATCATCAGAGTTTTATTTAGAAATCTTGGACCTTCTTTTCTGTTTTTTCTAATAACATTTTCAAAAATTTCATTATTTGTTTCTGTAAAGAAAACTCCTTGCGGAACAACAGTTTGATTAATGTCTGTTGCAGATCCAAAATTTGATATTGTTGGTGGGGTTCCAATCGCCACCGAATGTTCTTGCCAAGTATTTGTAAAGTTAAAAATGTTATGGCTGTCAAATGTTGATGCTAGGGCATTGTTTGCAGCAGACCAAATTGCCACCTCTGTTATTTCATATCTATTATCTGCTGGAATTTCTGCGGTTAGAGATAGACTAGTTCTTGCTGCTCTAACTGTACCTCCCAAAACAGAATCATCTACTCCACTTGACGCATAAACAACCTCATTGTTTATTTGGTCTACTGATAAAACTATGTGGGTTCCGTTAAACTCTACAGAAGAGCCACTTATAACAATAGTCTCTCCCACCAAAATATCATTTGTAAAGTTTGTAATTAAACTTACTGTATTATTGATTCTTGTTTGATACTGAATACTAAATTCTTTTGAGTTATCTACAAAACCCTTAGATATAATGGGAACTCTAACCATCTCAAAATCCATGTACTCTTTTCTTATAAGAGAGTCTAGAGATGGTGGGGTGTCAGTGTTTTTTATTGGGGTCGCTCCACATCCAACAGAAAGATGAGTGGCGTAACCCGAAACTTGACCAAGCATATACTTGGAGATAACTTCTTTGCCAGCGTTAGTAATCATTGTTCAACCTTATCAATTGTACCATTGGAGAGTATTTGTACTTCTATTTCCTCGTCTGACAATACCTCGTCAACCTCAATAACGACAGACCCAGTATTGTCAACATATGGATAGTTGACCCCCCTTTTAAGTAAGTCAATGCCAAATCTAGAGAAATATGTCTCTATTGATGATGCACTGGAAATTATGTTGTTTGGGTTATACCTTCTTCTAACCGATGAAAGGTTTTTTATGGGGGAGTATGTGGCGGCCTGACCATCAATGGCGTCTGCCCTAGAAAGACTTGCCAACTCTAGACCACCGACATCTTCAAAGTATAGTTCAAGTAAGACTTCTGCGCTAATATCAGAATTATCAAAAACTATGGTGTCTTTGGGTGCTTGCTTTACATAAGTAAGACTATTGGATGTTTGTGCTGGCACAGAAAGCATTGGTGTTGGGTTTATTGATGATGATGAAGTGCCAACGGTGGTTGGGTGCATTGTTGGATAATTTATGACAACGTTGCCGTCTTCTGATCCAGCCATACTACACCTCCACCAAATATGCGGTCATGGATGTGTCTGGACCGCTTTTAGAATACTCTATATTATAAACTACATATCTATCCTGTGGGCTACCAAGAACATAGATTCCTTCGCTGTTCCTGTGATTGATTGAACAAACGTCCCCAAGTTGTAGGTTTGGAGACCCAAAGACTCTAATTCCCACAGCCCTCTTTGGGACATATGTCTTTTTAATAATCCAATCAAGGATATTTTCTGCTGCCGATGTTGACTGAATAAACGGACTATCCACTGAAAACTCAACGTTTCCATATCTAAGTCTGCTGTGCTTAATCTTATCGTATATTTCTTTGTATGTAAAGGGGTTTCTAAGAACCACTCCATTTTTAATGTCTGGGTCCGAAAAGTTTCCGACCTTATCTAAGTATTCATCAATTCTCAGCGACCTAGTTGTATCTTGAGTAAAAGAAACTCCATAAATTCTCAAGGCGTTGCCGCTAGTATCATCAACATTGATAGTCTTATCCATGTTGTTAAATATTAAGAACTCTGCTCTGTATGCCCCTGCATAGAAGCCAGAGATGTTATACATTTTTATATCATTGATTGTGGGAGCAATTTTGGCAAGAAGTGCTGGGTAAGATCTATCATACTTTACATTAAAGTAATCGACTTCTCTCATAATAGTTCCAAACTCTTCAAAGTACATGTTATATTTTGGAGGCTCTTGTGCGCTAATTCCAGAATAATATGCATTCTTAACTATGTCTGATGTTCCATACTTTCTAACAATATCTCCTGTTGTAGCAAAAGAATAGTTGTCAAAGCCGTTTCTTACAATTGGCGCTATTTCTGGATAAAAAAGTTTGTCGTTATAATTTTTACCAATTGCAAATACATTTTCAAACATGCATCTTGAAGATCCGCGAACGAATAGCGCTAAATTATTGTAAATTGGTAGTGGATCTGAGTCGTCTACTGTTGCAATTTGTTTTCCATTAAAGAAGAGGAAGAATCTTGTTCCACCATCAATCTGTGCGTATTCGGCAGATATGTCATATGTGGTAGTAGACTCTGAATTACTAAACCTAACCTCTGTAGCAAACAAGCCATCATCTGTATTTATTTCTGCAAATCCTTTCCACAGTATTTGTGGAATTGCTGTTTTTTCAGTTGCCACAACAGTGCCAAAGTCTTCTAAATCTGTTAGGGGTATAACGTCAAAGTTGGTGGTTGTATATGAAAATGTATATTCTGTTGTGTCATTTATCACATAAGATCCATCAAATTGTGGATCGTTGATGCTTACAGTTATTGCATCCCCAACAGAAAATGGGTGTGGCTTAATTGAAGTTAGCGTTGCTTGGTTTGCGACAAACCCAGTCTTTGCATCTTTTTGCTTTTTGGCAATTTGAGCGACATTTGAACCAGCAAGAACCTTATAAAAGAAAACGTTGTATATATTAAAGTCTTTGTTTTGTGGCTTTGTTATAGTTCCTCCAGATTCAGATGTGGTGGTTAGAGGAATATAGTTTGCAGTACCACCTGTTGAGTTTCCTGTTTCTTCTGCTGTTACAACAAAAGATTCTGCAATTCCGAATGCCCTGCCTATTGTGCCAACTTCTGTTGCAATTGCCTCAAGGTTTGGGTGCTGAACTACAAATGTATTTGTCCCCACTTCAAGAACGGTTGCCCCCTTGATATTGTATTCTTCTGGATTAAGTCCAGCGATATCAACCTTTTGACCAACTACAAACTGATGTGGGGCTGTTGTGGTGTATCTTGCGTTAACTTGCTCTGGCTCTACAACCTTAACGGCTCCACTAATGTTAGAAACGATAGAGTCTGAATTAATAGAGGCAATCACAGCACCTTCAATGTTGAATGCTGAGTTTGTGCATCCAGAAATGTTAATTAATTGACCAGCAGAAAAGTTCTTTGTGACAGTTCTATATCTAATAGAGACGTTATTTCCTTGAGCAGAAACTATGGATGCAGAAAGAATGTCTGGTTGATTAATTTGAGCAGTTAATGACTTTCTATCATTTGACACTGAAAGAACAGTCTGGCTACCGTTCAAACTTGTTGATGCGTTTGTTGGTCTATCCTTATCAGTTAATCCTGAAGAAATAATTTTATCACTAACATTAAGGTCATGTTGTGTTGTAGTATAAATAGTCATCACATCATTTTCTACAGAAACCACAGGATCTTTTTGAATAGTAAATTTAGCAACTTCTGAATTTGCTTTAAAGTTTTTTACTTGATCTGAGGTTAATGCAACTATTTCATAGAAATATCCATTGTTTGTTTCTTTGTTTAATCCAAAACCAATGCCTCCTGATCCTCCACTAAAAGAAATAACTTCACTTGGATTAGAGGATGTGGCTGCATTGCTGTTAAATATTTCATATGCTCCGATTGGAGTTTGCGTTTTGTTTGTGGCAGTTTCTATTTTTCCAAGAACTCTTATTCTTGTTCCAAAGTGAGAGTATGGTACGTTTTCGTTTACCCCTATTACTCCAACCTCTGTTGACTCTTCTACTTGTTCTGGAATAGAATCTGATAAATCTTTGTAAACATATGAAACAAAATCAGACTGATTTATTTGTGCTGGAATCTCTGGTCCAGAAAAAACTAATGCAGATGTTTGAACAGAACCACTTTTAGCAGTTTTAAAATAACTTGCATCTTTTTCTGTAAAGTTTTTGTTTGACAAAAAGTTTTTGATAATTCCATTTCTAGTTGAGTTTTTAGCATAGTTGTCTGAATCAATTTGCACTAGGCTTGTATTTTTTGACTTACCAGCAATTCCTCTGGCAAGATTGGATGGGTACTCAATAGAATCAATCATTGGGAAAAGATAGTTTTTTGCATCTTGAATCATTCCACGAACATTGTTTGGATCTACCCAATATGCATCTTCAATTAATCCTGCTGAATGATATACGACCTTAGTACCAAACTGCCCTCTACCATGCTTCTTGACTGGACCACTCTTTAACTTAAGAACACCTTGATCATTAGTGTAATATTCTGGCTCCGTATAAATTCTTACCCGACCAGTTGGATACATCTTTCCGTTAAAAGCAAGTTGTGCAAAATAGTCTTGGTATTCAAAGGCATTTGACACCCATACGCTACCAACACCTTGAACCGCATACTCTATGGCATCATATTTAATTATTTCTCCATTTGATGCAAAGTATCCAGAGTACTTGGTTCCCAACCAATAAATATTTTCTCCAAAATCAATGATGTTGTTTGTTAGAGTGCTTCCGTCTACATAAGGAACTTCTGATGTCAAGGATGTTTTTATTGGTGCTGCGGAAAGTGTGTAACCTCCAGAGTTAGAAACAGTTTCGTTTACACTGGTAATTGACTGATCTGGCGCTACCTCCCACAAAACTACTGGCTTATAGATATAGTTTTGTGCTTCAGCATTGAACATTGCCTGAGAGTACTTGCCAATAGATCTCTGAATGTATCTTGTGGTGTAGTTAATCTGACCATTATTAAAAACCTTTTTTTCTTGTGAAGCAATGTCAACGATATTTGGTAGATTTTTGCTTCTTAATCTACCAGCAATAGTTGAGGTAGCATTTGTTTTTCCAGAAACAGAATATGAAACAGTTACGTCAGTAGCAGTCTCTATCTGAAACTCTCCATTAATATCAATGTCGAATCCAGAAACAATTACCGTGTCTCCAGCCTGTAAATAATGATCTACATCCGTTTGTATTGTTACATAGTCTTCTGAAATTTTTGCAAAACTAGGAGAAATAACCCACTCTTCTTCGTGACCATAAAAGGTAAAGTCTAAGCCTCTTGTATTATTTTCTGGCAAAATATATTCTTTTGACATTACGACAAAGTTATTGTATTCGTCAAAGAACATTGCGCTTTGTGTTGATATGGCTAAATCCTGTAGCACCTGTGCTACGTTCTGCTCTGCACCAACAAAAAAATATGGAATAACGAAATCTTTTTCTTCATCTCCCCTTCTAAAAACGTAGTTGCTGAATCCAATATTGTCAAGAAGCACTGTGATTGCATAACTAAGAGACACATCCGTAAGCAACATCTCTGGAGCCTTCTCGGATTCTAGATAGAAATAAAAGTCTCTCAGAGAAATACTAATATTTACGGAGTTGTCGCTTACCGTAGGAATTCCCTCTGAATACATAGTCTTTATTGGAACATAATAATCGTATGAGTTTACATTTTTAATTATTTCGTAAAACTTAAATTTAATTCTAGATGTTCTTCGATTAGCAACAATGCTGCCCAACCCTGTTTCTACGCTGAATGCATTGTTTTCATTAAAAGCAAAGTCTGAGTCAAAGAGGGTCATGTCTCCAGAAGATGGGAAAAGACCTCCTACTGGAACTGTTGAGTTTCCTAGATCTGACATAGTTTTTGTAATTGAAAAACTTGTAGCAAGGTCTGATATGTCTGCAACCAGTCTTGGAGAAATTTCAATAAGATCAAAGGTCTTGTTTGGAACATTCATCTTTTCAGCAACTATTCTGATTCCCTCAAGTAGATCTATTTCCCTATAAACGTTTCCAGAATTGGTAACGTAAAAGTCTGGGTCAACCAACTTTTTTACAATTTTAGAAGATCTGTTTACATCTTCTGTTTGAACTAAGGACCAAGAATAATTAGCAGGGAAAGATGCCCACCCAAGTTTTTCTGGTATTGAACTTCCCCCATCGTAAATGTATATGCTTCCACGATCTCTTTCTTGTTCCTGAATTAAATATGCATATCCTATTGGAGCAAAATCTGGCAAGGTATCTGGTGAGCCTAGTATTCCAGAAAATACAAAGTTTTCTTTAAATTCTGCTGGAATGTCTAAGCCATACTCAATTTCAACATAGCCATCTGCTCCAATTATTGGAGTGCTATCGTCTCTGCGTGAATCAGGGTTAAACTTAATTAAATCGTACCAACCACCATCTCTTAAGCCTTGAATCTTCCATTGCTTTGGAACAGTCCTGTTATTGTCTCCATACATAGGATCTGGAACATTAGTATTAGAACCAATTCTAAATGGTCCAAGATCTTCCTCGCCAACATTTGTTTGCATTTTTATAACCACCCTGTTGGCTGGAACTGCATTCTTGTACAAAACAAATGGAGCGGCATCACTAATGTAATAGTTTCCGTATACATCACTATCGGAAACCCCAAACTCAGAGTTTGTTGGTGTTTCACCTGACACAACTTCTGTTCTGTATGATGTCCAATACTTAAATTGATCATACTTTGATGACATGTAGTAGCGTGGACGGCGAGCAACGAATTTGCTCAATGAGTCAATATACTGATTGTATCCGCTTGGTGCTGTTGTACTGCTTAAGTACAGAATCTTGTTGATACCTGATCGTGGTCTAAATGGCTTAAGGCAATCTTCTAAAGAATAAATAAGTTCCATCTTCTTGTTCTTAGGAGTAAAGAACACTGGGTTATCTTCATCATCAAAGCCACCATCTAAAACAATGTCTGCTGAAGTTGCTCCTGTGTAATCATTTCTTTCATCGATTGGATCAAAGATTGGTGAGATTGTGTTATAGGTTGATTCTGGATCTGATGGCCTGTATCTGTAGTTTCCAATTAATTTAATGTTTTCTGGTTCGTTTAGATTCCATTCTGAAAAAATGGCATGTTCGTTTTCGACTGTATGAGATGATTTTAGAAAAGAGTTTAGTTCATCTGATTGAAACATTATGCCTCTTCCAGTTGCACATTAATATTCCACATGTCAAAGTTAGTGCCGCCGCGCTTTTCAATGGTATATTCAAAAGATGAGAAATACATCAACTTAACTTCATTATAAATTCCAAGGTGTGAGTGGGAGTCGCTTGATGGATATCCCATAAAATTATTATACTTGTCGTAGGCAAGGTATACCCAGAATGGACCAGAGTGGCTTTCGTGCCAAGCAAGAAGGTCTACACCTCCTGCGCCACCATCTACAGTATTAAGGTCTCTATATGCTACTGGTAGCGTAGGGCTTGACTCTTGATCTGTATCAATATAGTTTGGTTGTCCTGTTGTTGGGTCAAAGAATATCTGCTTGTTCCAAGATCTTGATGGAAGTCTTTCCCAAGAGGTAGATACCATGTTCTTGTCTGCATTGAAGTATGATCTCATTGTTCCGTTAATCATTCGTTGACGGTTTTCTATTCTTTGTTTAGATATGCTAATCTCTGAGCGACTGTGATCGGATAAGATTATGAAATCGTCTTTTTCTACACCCTCTGGAATCCACATGTTGTTTTGATATACACCTGGATTATCTGACCACAGCATGGCTTGTGGTCTAGAATAGTTCTTTCTTGCTGACATATATGTGCTAGAAGCCACGGTATCCCCTAACAGCGCTTGAATCAATTGACTTAATCTTATAAAGCACCTTGTTTGCTACCTCGTCTGCGTTGATATTTGCGTTTGGAACATTTACGTTTACGCTATAAGTATTATACACTGGAGAGGAGTCATTTGCACTACCACCACTAGATGCAGAGAAAGAATTATTTGAGTAAGCCTTGTATTTAGGCAAAGAGCCAGTGTTTAGAGCGTCAAGCATTGGCGCTCCGTATTTGTTTACCATTGCCCTATTGACCACATATTCTCCAGGAGATAGAATTCTCATAATGCTGTCTCTTGCTCCGTCCCCAAGAACCATTCCTCCAGATGCCATTCCGCTTTTTCCAGAGCCAAGAGCAGAAGAAATTTCAGAATCTCTTTGTGAGTCAATCTGTGCCAACTGTTCATTAAGCCATCTATCAATGTCCTGCTGATAAGCCTTGGCCTGTTGAGCCACAGGAAGCATTGAGTCTGGGTCTGGAATAAAATTAGCGCTCTTTGCTCCTGCTGTTGCATTGACCGCGCTGCTTCTGCTGTTTGCTAGCCTATTTGCTTCAGCAATTCTGGATATAACGCTGGCCCAGTTATCAGAAATCCTTTTAACAGAGTTGGCATTTTTATTATTTTGCTTAATAAGTTGTGATGAATATGCATAAATTGCTGCTTGGCTTTGAATCTGCTGCTGTAGTTGCTTAAATGTAATACCGCCTACCTTAACAATTGCTTTTTCTTGAGCAAGTTGCTTTTCGTATGCAGTAACCTTGTTATTTTCTTTATCAAGAGCGTCCTGAAGTGGGCTGAGTCTGCTAACCTGAATATTCTGAATTTCTGTTTCACGATTAAAGATGGCATCCTGAACTCCCCTTATCTCAAGTTCTTTATTATAAATAGCGTCTTTAATAGGAACAAGTTCTAGGTTTCTGTTATATATAGCATCTTCAATGTCTCTGGTGCTAAGACCAAGGTTGTAGATTTCATCCAAGAACGGAATTCTTTCTTGCTCACGGGTATATATTCCATCCTGAATAATAAGTATTTCGTCATTGACCAACTTAATGTTTTGATCAATTGCATAAATCTGGTCTTTCAAAGGAATAAGTCCTTGGCTTCTTAGATAAATTTGATCTTGAATGTCACGAATAAGAAGTTGTGTCTGATAGGACTGGTCTCCAATGCCTTGTACTTGTCCCTCTGCCTCTGATTTTGTGAGCCCACCAGAAGTTCTTAGTCCAGCAACTTGACTTTCCATGCCCTGTTGCATGGCAGTTCTTACATCATCCTTTGCAGCAAGCATTTGGTTTTCTCTCATTTGCTGAGCAGCAGCCGTAGCAGCGTAAATATCTCCTGTACTTAAAGCCTTAGCAAGATCAAGTTGTCCTTGTGCTTGGTCGCTAATTCTCTTTTGAGCCTTTTCAATATCATCAAGTTGCTTAATTCTTTCATCGTATGCTGATCTAATATCTTCTTCTTTTCTGCTCATTAGATCAAGTTCACGAGAAATTGCCTCTGATTGACGTTGGCGCAATTCGTCTGCACGAGACAGTTCATCTGAATTTCTTTGGTCTAGTTCATTTAATCTTTCTTGTGCAGAAATTTGATCGTTAATGGACTCTTGCTGACGAGACATCATTTCTACTTGACGACTTAAGGCATCTGCTCTTCTCTGATCTAATTCATTTTGTCTGTCAAGTGTTTCAACCTGCCTGCTGATCATCTCTGATTGCCTATTGATTGCCTCCACTCTTCTTTGATCTAATTCATTTACTCTTTCAATGGATTCAATCTGACGACTCATCATTTCTTTTTGTCGGTCAAGTGCTCTGACTCTTCTGTTATCTGCATCATTTAGTTTTTGAAGGGCATCAATTTCATTTTGAACAACCTTGATACCATCTTGTAAAGCATCTATTCTTTGCTTTGCAGCATCAATTAGGTTTTCGTATTTTTGTTCAAGTTCAACAAAAATCATTTCAAACTGTGCCTTGGTCTTTTCGTTTTGATCTTGAATTTCGTTATACGCTGTGTCCAAGGATGTTTGTTGATTTTGCTCTGGAGTTTGAATGGCCTTGACTGAATTTAAGTTATCTTGTACAGACTTAATAGCCTTCTTAATGTTTTGGCCCTGCCCTTCAAGAATTTTTGCAAACTCCTGTGGGTTTTCTTGTGCCCAATCCTTAACGTCTTGATTAACATCGTTCAGTTTTGCTAAATCTGAAAGAGCGCTGGCTGCTGCCTTGTTTGTTGCTGTATCTGTTTCAATGTCAATAACGGCCTGCGTACCCGCTTCTTTTTGCTGACCTTCTACGATCTTATCAATGTATTCTTGAACGGCATCCTTTGCTTTCTTGTATGCCTTCCCCAATTTCTTTCCAGATTGTTCTCCAGCGTCAGCAAGTTTTTTCTGTGCTTTGCTTGCTTCCTTGACAAGACCTAGATACTCTTTCGCTGCTATAGGATCTCCAGCAATTGTTTGAAT